TGTTTCGGTCAATTTTTTTGCAAGCATCTCGCGTGCAGTCTTCATAAGTAACGCATCATCAAATTTGAAATTCTGTTCTGCCATTATTCATGTACCTCCAATTCCTTATTTTTCCTGTCTCTGTCATATTTCAGAGCTTTCAGAAGTTCTTCCCGATTCACCCGGATACCAATTTTTATAATCGCCTGTACTACGGCATCTCCGATAGCATCCTGGAAGTCGCTTAAATTCAAGCTGGCAGGTGGTGTGTAGCCGTTAAGTTCTTCCATTTTCATCCACCTTTCGCTCCCCATAACTGCAAAAAGCATTGCCGTCTACCTCGTTAGGGGACATGCCCTGCTCATATTGCCAATGATAGCAATACCCAAATGGCGTTCCTCCTTTGTTGGTTAGGTACTTGCCTATTTCCTCAAATTCAATGCAGTCCCGGCACCTTACCACGGGGACGGCATCCACGGTGGGGGCATTCCGGATTATCTCCTTTGCTATAATATCTTCGTCGGAAACATCAAATTGGAGTTCCAATTCCTCTGCATCAATTAAGCGTGGCATCTCAAATTCTCCTTCGCAAGCACTTTTTCAATGGGAAGCCCTCGGTAATATCGGCTGGAAATTGTACTCCTACTCATTCCTAAAGCCTCTGCCCACTCTCCTACAGTGCGGTTTTCGCCCATGTACTTGATTCTCACCGTGTTTCTCCGGTTATTCGCTTGTTCCTTTGCTGTTGCCCAAGTGCAATTTTCAGGAGAATAATCAGCGTTGACATTTATTCGTTCCAACGACATCCCCGGCTTATATTTTGAGCCTTTTACCCATTGCTCAAACAATTCGATATCATGCCATTCTTCGCAAACAGCAATACCACGTCCGCCATACTGGGGGTAATTATGTGCTTTCTTCCTGTAACATCTGTCCATCATCGAATGATAACTACCGTACCACGGCTCTTTGTAAAATGATCGCCCCTCAATCAGCCGCATAAAAATCCTCCCTCCTCGGCATCTCTTTCAGCCAGCGTCTGACGGCAAAGAACCGAATGCGTGACGGCTGATTCCTCGCCCACCGCTCAATTGCGGCGGCGTAAGCAATTCTAGCGTTAAGGCGCTGACGGTGTTCTTGCCTTTCACTCATTCCCAATACCTCCATTTTTCGTAAGATATTTAATTTCTTCTTGCACCAGCGTTCGGTTGCTCATGATAATATGTGATCCTGTAACCCTGTTGGGGCAAGCCACGCACTCGCACTTGTAGGGAGGCTTGCTCTCGTTCCCCCCTCTGCACAAGCATAGGTAATTGAAGCAGTCTGTCACTTTCCGTCACCCCTTCGGCGGATAGATAGGCTTCCAGTGGGTGATCCGCTCCTCCCACGCATCCCAGAAAGGGAATGGAGCAATCCAAGTGATGCCATCCCAGATGCCTGTCATGGCCTTCCCCCCAGTAGTCCAAACATAGACAACATCGCTGTAAGTGTAATCCAGTCCTATTCCTGCTTTTTGGGGTTTCAAATCTGGCAACCTCTCACTGCACGGAACCCACCGTGTCCGCTCCAACGCCTCCATGCCCATCCGGCAGGCTTCGTTTACCTCGTCCATGCCGTCATAGCACTCCCGGTGTTCCGGGTCAAGGATTTCAATTGCTCGGTCAATCGTCATTTGTTTCGTCCTCCAAATCCATTTTGCATCCACACCCCGGGCAGTAGTTGTACCCCAGCAGCTGCACATCCTCGTCAATCTCAGCACCACTCTCCGCCGCAGGCAGAGCATTGGATTGTTACAAGACTGTTCCAATCATCGTCGGTTCGCAACCATTCCCCATGCCGCACCGGCTCCGCATCGGCGGCGGGAAGTTTGCGTATCTCGGAAAAAGCCGCCGCATAATCGCCGCTTGTGCGCTTTACGATTTCCATGGCCGCCTCCCGGCTAATGTAATCACTCATTTCAATTCCTCCAAACTAATCTGCCCATCAATGGGCGTATTGTCGGCCTCTTTCCGCTTCCGTTCCGGGACGACTTCTCTCACAAGGGGCTGGCGGCTTATTGCCCGATTGAATGCCCCACAAGCCATCCATCGTCCCGCCCAGTCCGTCGCTTCACTATGGGTAAGCCCGTATACTTTGCATTTGCAAAGCACTTTATCGTGATACTTGCCCTTTATGAAGTTGCTACACTCCCGGCACGTATGCCCATCCAAAACGCCGAAAAACCGGTGCATCAGAGCAAGTTTACGTAAGGCCATTATAGTTCCTCCATTCCGGGCGGATGCTGATAAGTACCGATTTAGCCATTGTCAGCCCTCCGGTTCCAAGCCTCAATTGCCGCGGCTTTGTTCTTACAGCAGCCACTTGAAGCCCCGCATCCTCCAGCAATGGAGTCACAAACAACCTGAAACTGGCTGTTATATAAGTCGTAGTTTTCATCGTATTTGTCCATAAGCTCAATTTCCGCAACACTTCCAACAAAAATCTTTGTTCCCCCACAAAACGGGCATGGCTTCAATTTGGTTTCTTCCATCGTTATCTCCTTCCCACCCGGGTTACCCCGGGCTTATCGCTTGTTTTCATTCTCCCAAAAATCTCCACTCCAAAGCTATCCATGCAAATTCATAGGGCAAAGACCCTTTCCGGAACTCTTGCGCAATCCTGTTTGCATTGTTCCTCTTAACGCCTTTCGACATCAGCAGTTTTACAAAACGTTTTCTTGTCATTGGTCTCTCCTAACAGTGTCGATTTCGAGGCGGTTAAACCATTTCCGTGACCTCGCGAAAATGGTCTATCCCCACTGTTCCGCCATTGCGGCGGCGATGCCGGGGGAAGTTTTGCTTCTGGCCTTTGCCCGGAACGCCTTGCACACGGTTTGCGATTCCTCGCAGGCAATAAGTACTTTCATTCCGTCTCCTCCACCGGGGAGCGGAGCCAGGTAAGGCAGCATTCTTCACAGCTGGACATATCTCCACACAGTTTGGCCTTTACGCAAATATACGGCGCTACCCTTATCATTTTTGCCAGCTCCTCATCCGTCATGTTCCGGATGCGGTCGGCGTTGGTCATCGGCTCATACCGATCTTTCAAGCCTTCATCGTGAATGCAGCCGTCACAAGCCGCCCATCCACCCGGGGCAATTCGGTACTTGCAGCTGGTGCATAGCTCATTTTTCATTTCCCATTTCCTTTCTGTTTTCCTTTATTCCCCCACCGGCTTGAAACAGCCGTACATTTTCGCTTTGCTCACTGAAAATCCTCCATACTTGTCTGCCCCGGTAGCACATCGTACTCCATCCACCAGCGGAACACATCTTCTGCGGTAGTCCAATCTTCGGTAGCCCAAGCCGGTTCCTTGTTCCGCCGTCTGCGTTCCTCCAGCATCCTATCGAACGCACGCAGATAGAGATTTTTGTACTTCGGCCACCGGGTGAACTCGGTTTCCCGGCCTTTTCTGCCAGCCAGGGGGCATCCGATACACCCAACCCGGCATTGCCCCTCGGCGTATAGCGGGTTCATCGGGACTTTCGCATCTTCTAAGAAGCCGTACACATCCTTGTCTGTCCAGTCGATAATCGGGTTTACAACTCGTTTTGCTTTCAGGCGGCAGTTTTCAAAAAGCATTCGCTTTTCGTCATTGTCGTTGGCAAGAATGATATTTTTATCCTTGGTTGCACCCAGTTTTTCGTAGATTCCACGGTTGTTTTTCCTGGATACAGATTCAGCCCAGCGAACGCCGGTGCAGATAAACCGCCCTGCGCCACCTGTTTCTTTCAAGACGGAACAGCAGTACCGCATCCACCGGGATGGCGGTATGAGCACTTGAGGAATTAAGCTCCACATAGATACCCGCTTCCCCTTGTAAACCGGCATGTTCACGGTGCACTTGTATCCTTTTCCCTCTAGCCGCTTGAACTCACTTCTGACAAACCGCACCGTTTCTGGGGCATCAGCCGTGGTGTGGTTGTGTTGGAACTCGCAGGGGATACCGGAGCGCACCGCAAGCTCGGTGATAACCCCGGAATCTTTGCCGCCTGAAATGCAGATCACCAAAGGCTGCTGATACGCCATGAGCGACATTTCAGAGGCGGCTTTCAGACGATCGATTGCCATCTGCTCCAAGTCATTCATTCTCGATAACAATCCCCTCTCTCACCAAATCAGGGTGCTCATACCGGAAAAATTGGCGTTGTTTTTTGTGGTTTCCAATTGATTTCATGATGTTTTTGTTCCAGTTATCGATGAAATATGCTTCCCACGCCTTGCATCCGTCC